GCTAAATTAAAAGCAAGAGAACTGGATTTAAGAGCTATGGATGACTCTGCTAAACGTGAACAAGCTCAAGAAAAACTTAATTTAGATAGATCTAAACAATTAATGGGTCAAGAGCAGTTTGATGAAAAATTAGAGCAGAATGAAGACTTGGCTGAATTGAGAGCTGAAACATCTTTGGTTAAACAAGAGATGTCTAACGATGCTAAAATGAGACAAGACAGAATGAAACAAAGAGACGTTAAGATCTTGAAAGGTCCAAGAAGATAGGGTACAAACTAATAGGAGAAAAATATGACAAAAACAGAAGTAGGATTCCCAGAAGGTGGCAAAAAGTACAAAGCTGATCTAGGTAAGGTAGGACAAGATCCTAGAGCTGATATTGTAACTAATGATTTTACGCCCGGACAGAAAATAGACAAAGGCCTAAAAGTTAAGGTTGCAGGCACTAGAAGAATGCTAGCGAGTAAGAATAAAACAGCTACTTGGTTCTAATATGGCTTGGTTTGGTCTAGCAAGAATCGCTCTACAAGCTGGAGCTAAAATTTATTCCAACAGACAACGAACTAAGATGGCTATGTCTGATGCACAATTGATGCATGCAGAAAAAATGGCCAGAGGTGAGGAATCTTACCAGGGCAAATTGTTAGAAGCCCGGCAAAACGACTACAAGGACGAAATCGTTTTGGCGATTTTAACACTCCCGATAATTGTGCTCGCTTGGTCGGTGTGGACAGAGGATCCGGCGGCTATGGAGAAGATAGATGTCTTTTTTGAGTATTTCTCGAATTTACCAAAATGGTTTACAAATTTATGGATACTTGTAGTTGCCAGCGTTTTTGGTATAAAGGGAACACAAATCTTCCGTAATGGGGGCAAGAAATAGACTTGCATTTAGGTGTAAGTTATACTAACAATCAAACAAGGAAACTATTATGGCTAAAAAAGGAAAAAAATTATTAAAGAAACTAGCTAAGGCTGCTTTAATAGGTGGCGCACTTTATGGTGGTTCTAAACTACTAAAAGGTGGACTGAAAGGTAACGCAAAAAAACTTACAGAAGGCGACATTGGTATAGGCCAAAGAGCGCCTAGAGTTGATGATTACAATTACATACCTAAAACGAAAATTCCTTCTGATTTTTTAGATACCCCTACTTGGGCTGCTAAAGGCGGAAGAATAGGTGCTAAAGGTGGCGGAATTGCTAAACGTGGAATGGGAGCTGCTTATAAAAGCGGCGGTCGTGTTAAATCCATGGGTATAGCTAAACGAGGCGGAGGAGTCGCTAAAAGATAATGAGACAAAATGGTGTAAGAAGCAATGTTAGATTTCCATACTCAAGTGGTATGAAGAAAGGTGGCAAAGCTAAAAAACAAGGTTACAAAGATAGAGAAGACGAATCTATCAGCGCAAGACGTGGAAAAGAATCTACTAAGAAACAATCTTTCAAAGACAGACGTGACGAGTCCTATGGAAAATGGGGCAAACGTAAAAGAGGAAAAATTAATAGATAATGCCACAGTATTTTGATTCCACAGCAGCATTCCCAATGAAGACTAAAAAAAATGTTTATGCTAAAGGTGGAAGAGCTAAATATTATGGCGGTGGACGTACGAACCTTTTAGAAGAACTAGGTCGTGTTGAAGCTAAACCTTCAAATCCAAATCGTAGAGCTGAAATATCCAGAGTTCATTCAGAATTGAATCGTGGCTATGCTACAGGTGGACGTGTCGGAGCTAAAGATGGCAAATGGATTCAAAAAGCTACAGCTTCAATTAAGAAAAGAGGAACAGAAGGAAAATGTACACCGATTACAAAACCAGGATGTACAGGAAGAGCTAAAGCATTAGCAAAAACATTTAAGAAAATGGCGAGAGAAAGAAAATCAGCTTAATGAGAGCAGTCTTAATAGACGCATTACAAAAGCAATATGAGGCAGACATCGCGGCAGCGGATGCTACGATTAAATTACTTTTGGAAAATTCTGTTGGAGTTAGTGAACATTTAAACCATCAAAAAGAACTAGATTGTCAATTACATAAAATTGCATCGGCAGAAGAAAAATTACAAGTATTAAAAGACTATGTGATTCCTAAAGGAGAATAATGCCATTTAAGTCAGAGAAACAAAGACGATATTTATGGAAGAATGAGCCTAAGATTGCAAAAGAGTGGACAAAAGCTTATGGTAGTAAACCTAAGGGAAAGAAGAAAAAGACAAAAAGGAGAAAAAAATAATGGACGAAATGGTATTTGTAGATAAGGTTAGAAGAATCATTAAAATGAGACATGATGATGTTGTCGCAGCTCTGGTGTCAGGTGGTGTTGACAATATGGAGAAATATCAGTATATGTTGGGACAGTTACGAACGTATCAGTATATGAGTCAGGAAATATCCAGCCTGCTAGAAAAAAAGGAGCAAAAAAATGACGGAACAGTTATCAGTATCAAACCCCAAGGAAGTCCCAAAACGTAGGGACGCTCTTCAAGAAAAATACGATCAAGAACCTAAAAGAAAAGAACAAGATCTAACATCCGAACACGCTAAATTACCTATACCTACCGGCTGGAGAATTTTAGTTTTACCTTTTAAAATGAAAGATAAAACTAAAGGAGGAATTCTTATAACTGATGATGTTGTAGAACGAGCTCAAGTAGCATCAACTTGTGGACTTGTATTAGAAGTTGGACCCGATGCGTACAAAGATAAAGAAAGATATCCCAAAGGACCTTGGTGTAAAAAAGGAAGTTGGGTTGTCTTTGCACGTTATGCCGGATCCAGAATTAAAATAGATGGGGGTGAAGTTAGACTTCTCAACGATGATGAAGTTCTAGCGACCGTGGAAAACCCTGAAGATATATTCCACGAAATTTAATCATAGGGAGGAACTATGCCAGAAGAAGAAAAAAAAGAAGATATAAGAAAAGAAGAACTAATTGATGTCGGTGATGCTGATGAAAAAGCAACCGAAATTGATTTAGATAAAAAAGCAGAAGGAGGAGAAGTAAAAGATGAAAAAACTACTCAAGACGATAGTAAGTCCGATGACGCATCTGAGAAATCTGATGAGTCAGTGGATGTTCGAGATAGCAAGGACAACCAAGAACAAGTTAAAAAGGAAGAAGTAAAAGAAGTACAACCGACAGAACAAAAGAAAGAGATGGAAGAGTATAGCGAAGGCGTTAAGAAACGTATCGCTAAACTTACCAGAAAAATGCGTGAAGCAGAGAGACAGAAAGAAGAAGCTGTTACTTATGCTAAACGTGTAATGAGAGAACGAGATGAATTGACTCACACCGCTACGACATTAGATAGAGATTATGCCGTGGAAATGGAGAATAGAATCAAATCATCTTTAGCAGCAGCTCAAGCTAAATTAGGTGCTTCTAGAGAAGCAGATGATAAAAAGGCTGAAGTTGAAGCTTTAACGGCTATCTCACAATTAGGATATGAGCAGGGCAAACTTGCAGAAATTAAAAGCAGACAAAAAATGGAAGAAACTGCTAAAGAAACTGCAAGAAAACAAGGTCCGGCAGCTCAATATCCAACTCAATCAACGCCGCCACCAGATCCGAAAGCAGAGGATTGGGCGGAAAAAAATGAATGGTTTGGTAAAGATAATGCCATGACCTACACAGCTTTTGATCTACATAGAAAACTTACTGAAGAAGAAGGGTATGATCCAAAGTCCGATTCTTATTATGAAGAAATTAATAAAAGAATAAGACTTGAATTCCCTCAGAAATTTGGTAATACTGTAGAAAAGACGATTAGTAAGCCTACGCAAAACGTTGCTTCTGCAACGCGGAGTGCAAGGACTAGTCGCAAAAGTGTGAAACTCACACCTTCACAAGTAGCAATCGCTAAAAAATTGCGTGTGCCACTAGAAGAGTATGCAAGACAACTAAGACTCACGGAGGGAGAATAAGCATATGAAACAAGAAACAAAAACTACTTCCCGTGCGAGCCAGACGAGAGAAAAAACAAAGCGTAAGCAAGTTTGGACTCCACCATCGTACTTAGATACACCCAACGCGCCAGCTGGATTCAGACACAGATGGGTTAGGGTAGAAATCATGGGATTTCTCGACACGAAAAACATACAAGGACGCTTAAGGTCCGGATATGAGTTAGTAAGAGCCGATGAATTTCCCGGAGATGACTATCCAGCAATACCAGATGGCAGATACGCAGGGGTGATCGGGCACGGAGGCCTTGTGCTGACAAGGGTACCAGAAGAGATCGCGAAGCAAAGATCTGATTATTTTGCCAAATTAGGGCAAGAGCAGATGGATGCAGTAGACAACGATTTAATGAAGGAACAGCATAAGAGTATGCCGATCAATATTGATCGACAGTCTCGTACAACCTTCGGTGGTAGAAAACGTTAATTTTTTAACATTCAACCAACGAAATTTATATAAACCGTAGACTACGTATAGTAGTCTACAATTGGAGAAAACTATGGCTAACCAAAGTACGACGGGTTTCGGTTTGAGACCTTTAAGAAACGTACACCAGGGGGCTCACAACGGCGGTCTAGGTGAATGGAAGATAGCTGCATCAAGTACAGCAATCGACCATCATGACTTAGTATTGCTTGCTGCAACAGGCTACGTAACTGTAGCAACAGCAGGTATTGCAGTAGTAAATGCACTAGGTTCACTAAACGGAACGTTTTATACTGATCCCACAACAAGTAAGCCAACATGGTCCAACTGGGCACCTAGTAACGCGGCAACAGACATGATTGCTCTTGTCAATGACAATCCGCAAACAATGTTTGAAATGCGTACTAATTTAACTAGTTTAACGCAGGCTGATGCAGGAAGAACTGCACCAATCGTAGACAATGCAGGTTCTGGAGCACCGAATTATATTTCGGGTTTCACAATCGGCGCTGTTACGACTGCAATAAACCAAGTGAAGTTACTGGGAATATCTAGAGATACTGACAATCAGGACGTATCCGTAAGCGGAAGCGTATGGAGAGTAATGATTTGTAGTCATATCCTAGGTAGCAACATAGCTGGAATATAAGGAGGATAAATCATGGCAATATCACGTAATCAACTAGTTAAAGAACTAGAGCCAGGTTTAAATGCTTTATTTGGCCTGGAGTACAAACAATACGAAAATCAGTCGGCGGAGATTTATACGACTGAGTCATCTGACAGAGCTTTTGAAGAAGAAGTTATGTTGTCAGGTTTCGCTAACGCATTAGTAAAACCAGAAGGATCTGGAGTTGCTTTTGACCAAGCGCAAGAAACTTTCACAGCAAGATACACTAACGAGACAATTGCTCTCGCTTTTGCAATCACTGAGGAAGCTATTGAAGATAACCTGTACGACAAACTTTCTTCTCGTTATACAAAAGCATTGGCAAGATCGATGGCAAACACTAAACAAGTGAAAGCAGTATTTCCTCTGATTCAAGGGTTACCTACTACAGATAACTATGATTCAGGCGATAATGTTTCACTATTTAGTACTGCA